TCTCTAACTGGTGCAGTGCCTTTTACATAAGTGACTGAACCAGAGGAATACTTACCTTCTTCAATCTCAGTCGATGGGCATTCTTTTTTACCATGCACAGGACATTCTTCACCTTTGTGATTGTGCATACAACCTTTCTTTTCACTGAGAAGAGGTTCTGGTTTAATTAAATCGACAGTTTCAATTTCAAGTGCTTTGAATTCATCTCTCCAGTTTGAGAAATCATAACTCTCTTTCTTTGTGCTATTACCCCAGTTAGCAGCACCAACTTTACGACACTTAACAAGTGCTCCAGATGCATATGCAGAAGGCCAAACAGAATAGCGAGACTTTACCTTATGGTAGCAAGCATCTTTAGTACCACTACCCTTACCTTTTCTATCTTTTCCTTCTGTGGTAAGTTCTCTTTTGACTTCTTTTTTAATTTCTTTCTTCATTGTTTCCCTCTCTGCTGCTTTTTGTTGTTGTTTTGCAATTTCTGCTCTATTAGATTCACCTGCTCTTCTAGCAGCATCTCCTGCTCTCCTAGAAGCATCGAGTTTGGCACGCTGCCTTTCTCTCAACTTGGCAACTTTTGCCTGCATTGTTTCAGAGGACTCGTTTACCTTCTCTTTCATTTTTTTCTCATTAGCAACACTATGGTCCTTTCCAGTTCTAAACTTAGAATCGGGACCAAACCCAGACTTGGCAGAACCATATTTGTCTTGCATATGACGAATCATACGTTTGGAACGATCAAACTTATCAAGACCCTGCTTATCTCGCATTACCGCTTCACTCACCTTTTTCTTTTTGTCAGTAGCGACATAAGTTGGTTTTGCAGCACCAGTTTTTTGTTGTTGACCAGGATCTGCTTTCTTTTTACGACGAGCAGCAGATAGTCTTTCCGACTTACTCATACTTGCTCTTTTTGCAGAGGAAACACATTTTGGTGTTCCTTCACCGGGTTCATCACTAGCACAAGTACCACCAGTTACAACGTTAACCCAACCACCTTTACCATCTTTAGATTTGGAACCTTTGAACCACTTATGAAGAGTTCCTTCATCAACAGTGTGTCCGTTTTCTTTACGGAGCATACCTTGAGGGTCCACCATAAATCCTGCAGGAATAGGTCTGCATTCTTTATTGGTATAGCAGTAGTAATGTCCAGGTTTGCACCTGCCATTTCCCTTCTCTTCGTTCATCTTCTTTTTACGTCCTTGACAATGAGCACGCTGAGAAAAACCTTTAGGGTTGTTGCAGTCAATTGACTTTTTATATTTGTCAGACCAACCCATGATCAGTTTTCTGTGGTATCTTGCGTATTATTATTTAGAAAACCTTGTTTCAGCATTTTTGAGAGATCTGACGTAGATCCTACAAATAATGCATTGTTAGTAACATTATTTTGAGTTTTTGGTTTATCTTCTTCTAAATCTTTTACTTTCTTCTGCAAATCTGCCAATTTATCTGTTGTATCAGCAACACTCTTAATTAACTGACCAGCAACTTCATATGCTCTAGGACTTGCACTTTCTCCCGCAAGTTCCATAATGCCATTGATTGCTTCTTGTCCTTTTTCAATTAGAGAATATAAGTTTGCTCTAGTATATTCATAATCTTTTTTTACATCGTCCTTCTCCACTTTTGGTGGGACAGGTTTTATTGGTTTAGACTCAACAATACTACTCTCAATATTGAGTGCTTCGTCAATTTTATCAAAGTTAGTGTTCATGACTATTATGAATCAGTTCTAGATGCAGGATTGAATGTTGTAGAGTCAAAGAATTCAGTTTTAACTTCATTAAATCCGAAACTATCATCTACATCGACGAGAGCATCATCGGCAGCAGTTAGTTTATCTACATTTAATCCAGCAATGTGTGGTGCTGCTACAGTATTATCTATACCTCTCTTAACTGCGATAGTTTGTGCATCTATAATTTCATCAATTCGCATAATTTCACTGTCAATAATGATTCGATCATCGACCGCTAAATTAGAACTATCATTAATTGTGAGTCTAGTTTTGGTCTTAGTGATATTGGCGTTTAATACGCATACATTATCATCATTATAGTCTTTTAATGCCTTAGGAGTAACCGCATATCTAACCTGTCTTCTTGCAAGTTCTCTATCAGTGGTTGTATGATAATCAACCTGAACTTTCTTGATGAGACCTTCAGGAGTATCGGCAACGGGACCGAAGAGATAAGTTTTAGCGGTAAACTGTAAGGTGTAAATCAAAGCCCTTCTTGTAGAGAAGTCTCCCTCATAATCATCTTGGAATGAGATACTATCAAGAACTACGCTAATGTCTCTTTTCTCCCCAATAACACTTACCAAATCAACAGTTAAATTGAAAGATGGTTGGAAGTAAGGTAATATCTGCTCCACAATCTGAAGTGCATCATCATTTAACTTGGTCATGATATTAAGTTCAAAACCAATGTTATATGGAACAGGCATGAATACCTTTCTTAAGTTTGTTCCATCAGATGCTTTGAATGTTTGAGTAATACCAGATTTTCTGGATGCATCATATTGTATTGTATTCATCTCAAACGACATTCTGGGCAAACTCATTTGAGTTGCTTTATTGAGATCTGCCTGCTGCTCTAATCTTGCTAAGAACTTCTGAACTGGTCCATAAGCAAGAGCAACCTTCATATCACTAATACTAGAACCACTGGCACCTTCATGACGCACATGGATATCATTAAACAGTGTTCCGAATGAAATTACTGTTTTTCTTAATATCTCGTGATAAAAATAAGTTCCTAACATTAGTAAGTACCAAAGGGATTAGATTGTGAAAAATCAATGATGTCGTCTGCTTCAACTTCAAACTCATCATTTTCACTATACTCATCGTATATATCACGGTCGTCATAAGTAGAAACACTGTATGTGGTAAATGTAGTGGTTCCGATAGAGACAGTCTGTGTGATTGGAGTGAGGTTAATAGTGCTCTGACTTAATGTAATCTGACCTGCACCAATTGCACTAACGGTTATACCAGCACCAATTACGTTTACAGAATCTGCAATATCATCAGCGATAGAAATACCAGCAGTGCTTATGCCAGAGATAATATTTGTTTGAATGCCGATGGTTGCACCAAACGAAACATTAGTGATAAACGCCAAAGATTCGGTGGATCTTACTTCTTCTCCAGGTATAAATCCGGATACGGTTGTTCCGATTCCAACCATAGAGACCTTGAGAACTTTTGTATCAGAATCCCAAGACTTAACTCTTGCCTCTGTACCAGAAGTAACTCCTTTGACAATCTCGTTAAATTGATATGTGCCAATACCAGTAATGATAGTTGGGTTTCCGACAGTAACTGTGGGTGCTGCGGTATGTCCAATACCAGCATCTCTAATTCTAATAGAAGATAACTTACTATCGAATACAACTGCTTCTGCATTTGTAACTGCAGTAGTGCCACTTCCGGTGGGTTCAGAAATCGTAACTAATGGTGGACTGGAGTTAGAATATCCAACACCTTCATCAACTACAGTAAAGTTAATAACACCTTTACCTGTGGTCTCAATCAGTGCTGTTGCCGCTGCTCCAACACCACCAGTTCCTGTGTTTAAGATAGTTACCAATGGCGGTGTAACGTATCCAGAACCGGCGTTAGTAAGCAGAATCTCCTTGATAGACTTAACACCACCAATGCTAGTAGTAATCGCTACTGCAGTGGCATTAACACCGCCTGTCGGTGCTGTAGAGATGGCAACGGTAGGTGCAGTATTATAACCACTACCATCGTTGTTGAGAATGATCTTCCGAATATATCCAGTTGGTTGAGATAAGGTTGCATTTGCAGTTGCGGTTCTTCCAGTTCCAACCAGGTTGAGAGTTGTGATGAACCCTTCATCTTGAATCTGAGTATCGATTTCGTCGATATCGGTATCGATAACTTCGTCTTCGTATTCGAAGAGTTCACACTTCAGTTCATAAACATAATTTTTACCCAACTGATAGAAGGGTTTCTCATGTTCTACAAACTTAACCTCAAAGAGTCTTTGACCTAAAGGGAAATAAATTAAGTCTCCCTCTCTGGGTCTAGTAGAAACCTCTACTTCAGACTCTGGCATTGCATCCAAGAATGGTGCAATAAAGTCTTCAAATCTTTCTTTTGATAATGTAAGAGTTACTTCATCTCTCAGACTCATTCCAAATTTTGTAAGAATATCTCCTGATCCAGAATATCCTTCATACGTATTTACATACGCCTCAATCAAAAAGTTGTCATCAAACTTGGAGGATGTTACTTCCTCCATGATTGTTTCTCTTGCGACAAACTTTCTGGGAATATAAGTTACTTCAACACCATAGATTCTAAGGTGCTCGTTAATTAGGTCCTGAACTAGTCTCTGCTCGCCCTGTGAACCTTGTAGAAAAAACGGATTTAATGCCATATCTCATCAACCTATAAAATCAAGAGGAGGAGTTTCATACTCCAGTGCCATCTTGGATTTAATTTCTTGTAACTCTCTTTCTCCGTCTTCGTAAATTTCTCTTCCGTTAAGTTCCAATCCTCCAGGAAGTTTTACCCCTCTGAACTTGATTAGATTCTGACCCCACTGTCTCTTCATAAGAGCAACAAGGTATCTCTTCACAAATCTATCATTGTAAATATCACTGAATGTCTCAGGATCCAGTGCCCTGAAGCAATCAATAATTAAGAAATCTCCTGCTGTTTGAGATTCCCACTCAATATCCAAATATAGTCTATTTTGGTTCTTATTAAATCTAATCTGCTTATCTGGAGTCAATAAGAAATCAATATCCTCAAGATAAGTCTTAGTCATTGCAAATTGCAACAACTCAACAGAGTTAAAATAATATAAATCGTTCAAAAATAGTTGATATTTAATGCTGAACATTCCACCTGAGATGGAACTCGTATCAAACTTGAAAATTTTGTTTACACCGATTACTGGTTCAGGAATCTGTAAGAAGTTACTATTCTCATAGAAATTAGTAGAGGTAGTTCCATACCCACTAATTGCTGTAGATGTTCCAGTTGTGGTTACGATACCTACGCCACTTGTTCCAGTTGCCTTACCTCTATCAATATCATCTTGAGTTATCTCATATTTGAGATACATTCTTTCAATACCATCATATGCACGCTCATTGAAGAGTTGAATGGTGTCATCCACCAAATCATCAATCTGATCGTCATCAAGGTTTACCTCCAATACAGGAGCACCAAGTTTTCGCAATGCGTAGTCGATTAGTTGTTGTTTGGTGGACGGTTTTGCCATTTTAGTTGTCTTCCTCTTCTATTTCCGCCATTAGATTTTCATACTTATCTTCAATTTCATTTTTTTCGGCAACTATGTTACTCATTTCATCCAAGTGATCCTGCATGATTGTTTGTAACTTTGCCTCTAACAATACATTTTGATTTGCTAATGTTGCCAGTTTTTGATTATAAAGTTTAATCAATACATTCACATCAACATCATTATTAGGGTTGCTCATGATCTTTAGAAGGTTCCTCCATCCAGTGTATCAGTCCAAGTAGGCTTGTTAGTATATGTAGTCGTATTAGCGGTAGGGTTAATTGAAATACTAGTCCCGTTTTTAACGAGATCATTTGTAGTATCAAATGTACCCTGAACACCAATAAGTGTTACACTGTTTGAAGAAGATGTGCTTGTTTTAACAACACCATATGCAGCACTATTGCTTTGCTGAGTGATTTGATCTCCAGCAGCAAATGTATGGGTTGCTGATAAAGTAAGAACGATTTCAGTAACGGCGGTCAAAACTTGAGTAGAAGTTCTTGTTCCGTTCGCATTAGTAGGATCAATTGTAGATCTCTGCAGACCTTGATTGTCAAAGTAAACAATACCATTGGTGCTGAAATCACCAGACTGATAATAGATACCTTTAACATCTAAGAAACCTTTGGTTCCACTTACAACTTCATTACTGATAGTTGCATCAGGAACATAAGTCCATCTTCTAGTATCATTGGCATGAGTGCCATGATTTAGAGCACCTGCTGTACTGCTTGCAATGGAATTATCATCGAAACCAAAGAAACCAGTTTTCTTATTTGTGGTTCCGAGCGAAGTATTATAATCAAATGCAATACCTCTGTCGGTATTGGTGTCATAAGCGTGGGTGATTGTCAGTTGAGTTGTGGTGCCAATTGAACCACTTGTATTGGCATCCAAGAAGATTGTGCCAAGACCAACTCCACCTGCAGGTGTAACATATGAATGAACAGATGTTCCGGCACCAATGTTTGTGCCAGCTACAACGTCACCAGTGTTAATACCGACAATAGAATCAAGAACAACTGTTGATGTTCCTGAACCAACTGTCACCATTACGGTTCTTGTGCTGGTTGTATCACCAACACGCATAATGGCATCATTGACGGTTACTGCCGTAGAGTTTACGGTAGTTGTAGT